AGCAGAACCTTCTGGTTCTCTGCGTGTTGCTGGCTGTTCCGTCTATCGAACCTGCTTAGACCCCACATGAGTGGCCCGCCAATCAAGGCAACGACAATCGGAACCCACCACATAGGTCACACCCACCTGTTCCCAACAGGTTCGGCTTTGATTCCAGCGTCAGCGGCTTGCTTCTCCTGCTGCCGTTGACGTTCACGGACGGTCGGGCCGTGGAAATCTTCTTTGCCGTGAGTAAAACCGAGACGGATTCCTTGCAAATGGCAACGGAAACAAACCGCGCCACGGCGCGGCATCACGTCAAACGTGAACAGTTGACCACATTCCACACAGTTTGCTGAACCCATCACACATAACCGTGGGCGTTACCTACCGTTTACGCGAGTTGTACGCCCCAATAGGTACAGGTTTCAATCCTTCGTCGCCGTGTTCCACAAAACGGCTGAACCAATCCAAACTGTACTTCGGCAAAGGCTGCTCAGCCCTGTACTCTGGTAGCCAAACGTATTTCAACATTTGGTGGGCGATAGCCAACGACATCACGCGGTCGTCATGTGGAGAACCATGCATCCTGCCATTGGGGTCACGCACATAGGTCTTCAACTCGGCAATCGTCCGTTCGTCCCAAATCTCCAGTTCACCATCACGGATAGGTGCCGCCAACTCGTCAATCGCCAACGGTTTCGTTGCTGTCGTCGTACGCCAACCCATGATCTCTGTAGCCTCAGGGTTGCGTTGCTGCAACCGTCGTGTACGGTACAGGTTCTTGTAGCCGTAACGCTGCAACGCTTTCAGCGTTGTCAGCCCGTGGTTGTTGTTCTCCACACCCAACAGGGCGCCGTTGTACCAGTAACCCACTTCTGCCAAAGCATCACCAAACAGATCTGGTTCAATGTGCCCATGCCAATGGGCGACGACAGACAGGGAACGGGCTTCGATCACGTGGGCAGACGAATAGTCGCCATGCCCCAAACCTTCAGCAACGTCAGCGCCAATCACATACACCCCTTCGGGGCGCGGATCTTCCCAGATAGCGAACTCGCCATCGGGGGCTACACGGAACTCGCTGTTCTTCCTGCCGTACACATGCAGATACCCGCGTCGCGGTTCATGTGTTTCGTACTCCAACAGTCGATCGATGTCAAAGACAGGGTTGCCCGACTTGATGAACGCCTCTTCAGGGTTGCGTGGGTATTCTTGATGCAACTGCCATGACGGCATTGTCTTTGACTTCGCTTCATACCAGTCGTCGTCGCGGTCACCCGCAGACCAAGGCCAGAAAATACCTTTGAACAAGTTCGCCCCAGTTTGCGACCCAACCCACATTTGGTGAAAGAAGTTGCCTGAACCGTTTGCTGTAGACAAACAAATAACGCGACCACCGACGTCAGCAATCGGTTCAATGGACGCCCACGCTTCTTCCGAGTTCGGCAAGAACGCCATCTCGTCAACAATCACCAAATACACGGACTCGCCGCGAGCAGGGTCGTTGCCTGACGGCAGCGACTCAATCGCGGACTCATTGGAGAACGTCATCTTCAACTGGTTATCTGACGTGATTTGCGGGCCACGAGAACGCATCCACAAAGGAATGAACTTGTAACCATACTTCGATTTCTGCAACAGTTTCGCTGCTTCACGTTCCGTGCGAGACAACATGACAATAAATCGATCGGGCCAAAAGAACGTCAACCAAAACGCATACGCTGCAGCCAACGTCGAAAAACCAATCTGACGGGCTTTCAACACAACCGAATAACGGTTCGACATCCAAGCCCTGATTGTTTCAATCTGCGCTTCACGCAACTCAAACATGATTCGACCACGTTCAGGATGCTTGATGCTCCAATAGTTCTCACAGAAATACGTGAACGCTTCAACCAACTGGTCAATGTTCGCTTCTTCTGGCCCACGGCACCGTCGCCACTCCCGTTCATTCAGGAGTTCAGTCAGATCCATCCTCATCCCTCATCTTCTGAGGCTCCCCATCACAACAGTTGTCCTTACCGCCACAATACGGGCAACGCCAACGACACGCCACAGGTGGATACTCCTCGCCACAAATCGGACATTCAACCAACTGGCTCATACAACCTTCAGGCGACGAGACTCCTGCTCTCGGGACGCCATCGCGGCAATCAACTCGTCCAGTTCCTTGTCCGACAACTCGGACGTCTTGGAATCAGTCTTCACGTTCACCGTAGGAGGAGCCATCCGATTCGTTGCCTGCAAATACAACTGAGCGGCTTTGATGTCGCCGCCAAGAGCACGATCATACAACGTGTCCAACAAGCGCTGAGACCGTTCAGGCGACCCCTGAATGTCATCAACTTTCTCCTGCCACTTCTTGCGGAACACGTCCCGCTTCTCCCAGCGGCGCAAAGTAGACACATTCACACCAACGGAATCCGCGAACTTCTCCTTGGACGCAGGATCACGTTCGGCGGGCGGCGTGCACAGCCAGCCGAGATACGCCTCCTGTCGGGCGTCCAGCACATTCTCTTCAAGTCCCATCACCAACAGGACACCTCGTTACCTCGGTGCCCTGTTCACTTGTTCACAATGTAACGTGTAACGCTTTGGATAGGGGCCAATAGTTATCGGGGGTACTAGCCCAGCGCCGTACCCCCGATCTAGTAACCATTTGCGACGACAGCAGGAGGAGCACCATGCCGAAGGTAGGAAGCAAGCATTTCTCGTACACAAAGGCTGGATACGCCGCCGCCAAAAAGGAGGCGGCGAAGACTGGCAAGAAGATGGTCGTCCCCAAGAAGAAGAAGGGTTGAAATCGTGGCTAAATCCCCTGCGTGGCAGAGGAAAGAAGGACAAAACCCCAAAGGCGGACTAAACGCCAAAGGACGCGCCTCCTACAAAGCACAAACTGGCGGCACCCTCAAACCACCCGTCAAAGCCAAACAAGCCAAAAAATCCCCTGCAGCCGCAGCCCGACGCAAATCGTTCTGCGCCCGCATGGAAGGCATGAAGAAAAAGAACACCTCATCCAAAACAGCCCGCGACCCCAACAGCCGCATCAACAAATCACTACGAGCATGGGACTGCTAATGAAAACACCCCCCATCGTCCACGTCACATGGATGGACACCTACGCCATCGAAGACGAATGGTACGACCTCGGCACACCCCAACCAAACCGAATCCTAGAAACCACAGGATTCCTCGTCGGACAAACCGACAACTACTACCACATAGCGACGACATACGACACACACTCAAACCAATACTCCGTCGCCATCGCCGTCTACAAACCCTCCGTCATCGAACGTCACGTCCTACGCCCCCAAACCTATCCCAAACAGGGCTAAAACGCCGTCTAACGGCCTCCAACACCCCCACCCTCACCAGATAGCCCAAACCTATCCGCAAACCCTCAGACGGCCCTAGCCCGAGGGACTCCTGAATGCTGCCACGTACGCACTCCCCTATGCACCCCATTCCCCTCATGTCGCCGCACCGAACCACACGGAAACACGGCACCAACAGGCGCAACGGCTACGACCAGAAACCACGGGTGTCCTAAGGGTGTCCAACGGCGCGCACACACGCGCCACTACATCAAGGGGTGTGTCATGGAGTGTGGTATCCGCATGATCGGTTGGTGCGCGATGATGAGTGTCGCGTGCGAGGGGAGATCGGACGCGTCTCGTGCGCGTCTGTATGACGGCGTGCGTGCGATGATCGCGCGTCTGGTTGCCGAAGGTGTGTGCTAGCACACAACTTTCGGTTGGCGCGGGTCTGGTGACCTTGTGCGGGATCGTTCCCCGCTCCGCGCACGATGCCGTGAACTAATGATCGGCGTCATCACATCACAAGGAGAAATATCATGAAGGCGAACAAGAGCAAGGGACTGACCGTTCACGACGATCTCGCGATCATCAAGGCGATCAGTAACGCTGAGGAGGTGGCGTGCCGTCACGACAAGACGGTGCTGTCCGACTACATCGCGATCGCGCGAGCGTTCCTGTCGGTGCGTCATCTCGTCACGCTCAACAAGTTCTGCACGAGGTGGCAGGACACGACCGATCGTGCGACGAGCACGATTCGCACGACCGTCACCTACGTCATCGTCGCGATCGATGGCGGCTACGACATGGGGTCGTTCACCGATCTGGAACACTTGCTCCAAGTCACGAAGCGTGGCGGTGTCAAGCGCGATCAGACGGTCGGCAAGCGCAAGGCTCTCATCAACGAGGGTGCGATCAAGAAGGCGAACGCCAAGCAACTCCGCGACGCTCTCGCGGCGATCAAGGCGGAGATGAAGGCTCGCGGTCTCTGATCGCGGAATGTGTGTGCTAGCACACAACTTTGCTAGCAAGCCACGGCGCGCTTGTTGCGCGTGTGAGCGAGGTTCAGCCCTCGCCGTGGCACTACGCCGTGAACAAGTGATCGGCGTATCTATGAAAGGACATCATCATGACCATCATCAACAGGAATCCAGAGATCGTCACGCTGGACGATTTCGTGAGCGACTACATCAACAAGGTGTTGCCCGTCATGTACGCGAAGGATCCGCGAATGATCCAGATCATCGCGTCTCACTTCGCGGTGGTGTGTTCGGCGTGGATTGATCAGGACGCGCCGACAACGATCGGGCAGACGCCTCTGATCGTTCGCAACAACAACAACAAGAAGAAAGGAAACAAGTGATGGAACAGGAACACATCTCCAAGAGAGTCCAGAGAGATCGGGTCGCGCTTCACCTGATAGGTGGGCATTACCTGTCGCTCTTGCAGGTGCAAGCGGAGTGCTCTCGGTTCACCGAGATCGCCCTCGGATACCGCAACGAACTGGTTCCCCTGTCCAAGTGGTTGGTACTGCGCGATGATCACGACCCCGAGGACATCTACGACGACGACTACCGCGTTGATCCCGAGTTCGTCGTTGATGTTCAGCGTTACCACGCTCTCGGTTTCGCGTCCGAGGCAGAACTGGTCGCTCATGTGATGAACGAGGCGATTCGGTATGTCACTTTCATCGATGTGTGGAGAAGTGGGGGAGAGTCATGAACATCAAGATCGCCGTCCACATGGACGGAATGAAGACCGCGCAGATCGCGGTTGAGTTTGAGGAAGGTACGGGCATCGATGATGTCTTCGTACTGGCGCACCGTCTCGGTCGCGCCTACGGTGTTCAGGACACCGACATCACGGTCACCCACCCGTTCCCGTTCGCGGGTACGGAGGTGAACCTCATAGAAGCGTGGAATCGCTTCGTGATGGGTGAAGGGTCGTGATGACCGCATTCCACCGCACCGCTCCCCGTGCGGTGGCGTGCGAACAGCACATGGGTTGTGTGCTAGCACACAACTTGTGTGTTGTTCGCTCGCAACAACGCGAGCATCACAACAACAACAGCAACAACAACAGAAAGGTAATGAAATGAGTAACGGCAACGAGGGCGTGGAGACGCCCGACGAGGAAGTGCAAGTGGACTGCCCGCAATGCGGGCTGGTCATCGACGACATCGACACGGCTGTCGTCGCCCGAACGGGTGGCGACGGATCGTGGCGGTCTCGGCACGACGAGGCACCGCACCACGACTGGTGTGCGGAGCAATGCGAATGGTGCTCGGAGCACTACTCGTCAGACCACGTGGACACATACGACACGGGGGGGTGTATGACGGACATCTGTCAGTCGTGTCGCAACGATTACGGATACACCTGCGAGCGGTGCAACGTGATCGTCCATTCGGACAGCATCGCCTACGATGAAGATTCAGACTCGTACTACTGCTACGACTGCTATTCAATCGTTGGGGAGGCAAGTTCCCTATTGCACGACCACTCGTACCGACCGCAACTCGTGTACTGGCACAAGGCATCGGATGGATCGCTGTCTGGACGCGCTCGTCCGTTCACGACCAAGACCCTGTACATGGGATTTGAGTTGGAGACCAACTCACATGGCGACCGCCGTGGCGAGGCTGCGCGGTACATCTACGACAACTCAGACGAGAACTACTTGATCCTGAAAAAGGACGGTTCGGTGTCGGGCTTTGAGATGGTGTCCATGCCTGCGACGCTCGCCGCTCACAAGGAGATGGCGCCGTGGCAGGCGATTGAGAACTTGCACAACTACGACATGACATCGTGGCGTGGCGCGGGTTGTGGGCTTCATGTCCATGTCTCACGGAGTGCGTTCGGCAAGGACGACATCTACAAGTTGCTCACCTTCCACCAGCAGAACGCCGAGATGATCCAGCGTTTCGGTGGTCGTCACTCCGACCAATGGGCTACGTTCCATGTCCGCTACGGAAGCGACGAGCCGAGCAAGTTGCTCATGGCGAAGGGTCACAGCAACTACCACCGCTACGTCGCGGTGAACTTGCAGAACCGCCACACGATTGAGTTGCGGTACTTCCGTGGTTCGCTCAAAGCCACGACCGTGATCGGTGTGTTGGAGTTCGTCCACACTCTCCACGAGTACATCACTTCCATCAACGCGGTTGATGTGTTCAACCACGGTGCGCTTGCGTGGGGCGCGTACATCGAATGGTTGGAGCGTCGTGACAACGGCGATCTTGACCACCTCATTCCCCTGCTTGATCGTCGTGGTGTTCTCAACGCCACCACGACCGCAAGCCATCGCACCATCAACGACAACAACGGCGAAGACTCGCCGTTCTGATCACATAACAACAACAACAGAAAGGAACACATCATGTGTCTACTCATCTTCGCACCGAAGGGTGCGACACCCAGCAAGAAGCGCCTGCGTGCTGCTGCCAAAGCGAACCCTGACGGGTTCGGTTGGGCGGTACGCACAAAGAAAGGCGTCTACTACCACCGCACGATGGACGCGAACGAAGCGATTGATTCGTTCCACGACTTCCGTGCCAACAACATGAGCGGTGAGGCGTTGTTCCATCTGCGTATCACTACGCACGGGAGCACGAACATCGACAACTGTCACCCGTTCGTCGTGGACGAGAACATCGTGCTCGGTCACAACGGAATGCTTCCCATCAAGGAACAGGACGGCAAGTCCGACACGCGTATCTTCGCAACCGAATGGTTGCCAGAGATGGGCGTGGAGATGTTGGACGACCCGACTGAGTTCGCGGAGATTGAGAAGTTCGCCGCGGGTTCAAAGTTGGTTGTGTTGTCGGAGAACAAGCGTCTCGCGAAGCCGTACTACATCGTGAACGAACGCCTCGGTCATTGGGACAAGGGTGTGTGGTGGAGTAATCACTCCTACGACGATTCGTACTGGTTGTCGTGGGCGCGTTCCACGACCAGCACGATCGGGCGTTCGTTGTGGACTCCCAACGATGACAACGATGACGAACTGTTTGACAACGCGTTTCACGACGAGCCATACCACGGCTACCAGTACGACGCTGCGATCAGGTCGTACATTCGTCAGATCGACGGTCAGCGTGAGGTGTGGGTCTGTCCCGTGTGCGGTTCCGATCACACGCAGGATTTGGAGAATCCCGACGAATGTTGCGACATCTGTCAGTCGTGCTTCTGGTGTCACAACGACATCACGCTCTGCACCTGTCCACCCTTCAACTACTACTGAGTTGTGTGCTAGCACACAACTTTCACAGAAAGAGAGATCACTATGAATGATCAAGAAATCCGCAAGTCCATTCAGGACATGGGGCGCATCTTCCGTGAGGTCGGTGCGCTCCAAGCAGAGACCTTCGTCAGCGATGACGGGGAAAACAACAACAACAACAACAAGGAGAATGTAATGATGCCCAGTTTCGGGAAAGAGATTGTCCGCAAGTTGGACACGATCCACAAGATGTGGCGTTCCGACGTGCTGACAACGGAGACGGCACGGAAGGCGTACTTGGAGATCACCCAGTTCTGGGTGTACGAGAGGCACGCCGATCTGTTTGAGATGGTGATGGTCGTGATAATCCCTCGCCGTGCTCGTGTCGTTCCGCAGACGCGATTCACCGATGAGGAAATGCAGACGCTGTTGCGTCTGTACGCTCGCGGTGTCACCGCGCAGGGGATCGCTGACCGCTTGTCGCGGTCGCGTGGTTCCGTGACGCAGAAAATCTTCCACTTGCAGAAGGCAGGTGTGTTGCCGCAACGCAACCCGCGCAGAAAGAAGGTGGAGAAGTGAACGAGATTCACGAGGAATACGAGTGGCGGTGGGCGATGACGTCGCTTGCCGATCCGATCCTGCGCGAAGCGCGACGTCGCTACAACGAAGAGAAAGAGCGAGGGAGGTTTGATGGCTCGGAATGGTTTGAGTTCATCGCTGGCTCTATTCGTGCCGACGTCGAGATCTGGGCGTGGGACGACGGTGACATTCGTGTCACCGCCTACATGGAGTACGACGACGAGGGGGGGTTCACGCAGACCGACCACGGTATCTTTGTGTCGTTGGGCGTGATTGATCACGACTCGTCGTTCATCTATCCATCTCCAACACGGAAGGATACGAAGTGAACATCATCATCGGTTTGATTGTTTGCTGGCTTGTTCTTACCGTCGGTGCTGTGGTCTTGGCGTTCCACCTCGGGTTTGAGGCGGGACGCTATGACCAGCACGTCCGTTCCAAGCCTCGTACAGAGTACAGGAAGAACATAGTCAGGTAGCCGAAGGCTCTTGACTACAACACAGATGTAATGTTGCGTAAGCAACCTAACAGAAAGAGAGAAACATCATGGGTGCAGATAAGTATGGAGTGACAGGTGGAGTGTCCAGCGGTGCGTTCCGCGTGGAACCGTGGCACGGCTACGGCGACTCCGTGAACAAGAAAGGTGTCGTCGTCGGTCGGAAAGTTCCGATCACCGACGACATCAAGACAGGTCGTGACCTTCTGGTGACGGCAGGTCTCAACTGGAACACGGAGAAGCGCACTCTCGCGGAACTCGGTCTCGGACAAGAACGAGCAGACGAGTACGCCGCGATCATCCGAACCGATTGCGAACGGATTCTCGGTATCCATTCAGATCGGTACGGCATGGTGCAGAACGAGGTGCTCGGTCAGTACATGGACGTGCTGATGAAAGCACGAGGTGATGCCCAGCCTGTCAGCGCCGTTGAGTTGTACGGTGGACGAGTGTTGTTCCTCGTCGTGGAGTTCCGCGATCTCGTCAAAGTTGTCCGCAAGGACGGCGACGAGAGCGACAAGATGACCCGCTACATGGGCATCTACACATCTCACGACGGGTCGTATCCGTTGGGTGTCAAGTACATGCAGAACCTGTGGGTCTGCATGAACACGTTCACCCCTTGGAACGCGACGACAGGTTTCATCGTGCGTCACACGCGTAACGCGTCGGACATCGCGTCACAAGCGGTTTCGTCGCTGGAACGAATGATCACCACCTTTGACCAGTTTGACGCAGAGATTCAGCGTCTGCTGGACATCGAAGCGGATAAGCGCACGCTCACCCAGAAGGTGATTCCTGCGGTCATCGGTAAGCGTCCGACCAACAGCGGTCGTTCGCAGACGATGTACGACAACACTTGGGACGAGATCGTTGCGGAATGGAACGATCACACTCGTCAAGAAACAGCCTTTGATGCCGTCATGGCAATCCAAGGATTTGAGCAGCACCGCTCAACCGTCCGCAACAGCGGTCGGGACATCGCAGCCATTCGTCGGGTGCTTGACGACCGATTCCCACTAACCACGAAGGCCGTGTCGGTCTTCTCCTGAAAGGAAACACATCATGGAACAACCCAGAGATTTGCAGATCCCGATTGGATTGGACGACATGTACGCCCTGTTCAAGACGGTCGGTATCGCGATCGACAACCTCAACAAGAAGATCAACAAGCACGGCACCCACACCGCGATCGGTGTGGAGGCGTTGGCTGATCACGATGCGCTTCTGCGTATCCAAGCGGAAATCATTCGTGTCATGCGTGAGGAGGTGGTGTCATGAACGCGCCGATCCGACGCAAGCACGCAGTCGGCTTTCAACCTCTCGTCTACGTCACGGTGACGGAGTTGGAAGACGGAACCTTCCACGTCGATCCCCACCCAGAACTGGATTGGACGGATTCGTTCCGCTACATGTCCAGTCTTGATCTGGGTGACGACCTGTACTTGGAGAACTGGGAGATGCTTCAGAAATCGTTGCGTGATCAACTGGACAACATGTTGGACACGCTTGCGATCAGGGAGCACTACCCACCTCGCAATCGGAACGATGAGCCGTTCTGAACACACAGTCGTGTGGCGATGTCCGTCGTGCGACAACAAGATCACCACTCATGTTCCTCTGGTGGAGCCACCACGGTGTGTCCGTCATACAGGAACAGGTAAGGTGATGACACCAATCAAGAAACCATCTGGTTTCTGAATGCCATGCCTGCGAATGGG